GGATTTAATAGATGACTTTGAAGATATTGAATTTATTAGAAGTACAAAATCAATTGAATACTCTTTTGTGTTTCAAGGAGAAAAAATTATTATTGGTCCCGAGGATATGAAAGATGAAAAATCATTTAGAGTAAAATTATTAAGATATGGTATTTATTGGATTACATTACCAAGACCTAGAAGTGGACCATCGCCTTTTGAAATGCTTATGTCTACTATTGTTAAAAAGGCAGTAGAAAACGAAAAAATGAAATTCGAAGACACACTAGGAGAAGAGAAATATAATTTTCTCAAAAAATTCTTTGAAAGTCATATTGAAGAAGATGACTTTGATAAGCTTCAAGATAATTATGTAGTCTTAGATTCTAAAACAAATGTATGTTACTTTAAAAAAATTACTTTTGAAAAATTTTTAGGTAATGATAAAACATTTAAAAGTGCAGCTGAGGCTATGCATTTACTAGGTTGTGAAAGAATAGATTATCACGAGGGTGTTAAAAATGTGTGGTCGGTAGAGATGCCAAAATTTGTAGACTATAAGAAGACAAGTAAACCAACAAAAGCTAAAGCAGTATCGGAGATGGATGACGAATTCCACACAGGAAAATTTAGAACTTAAAATATTAAAGGAGCTTTATCATAAAACTATAAAGATTTTTGGTCCTCCCGGTACTGGTAAGACATATACTTTAATAGAAAAAGTTTTAAAAAGTTATTTAAGAAAAGGTGTTAAACCTCAACAGATAGCTTACTTATCTTTTACAAATAAAGCAGTTAATACTGCAGTAAGAAGAGCAATGGAATCTTTTCCTCAATATAACACAGATGACTTTTCAAGATTTAAAACACTACACACTTATTGTAGGAGATACTTTCCAGAAGAAGTGTTTGATCCTAAAGATTGCACAATAGATTTTGCATTACAAACAAAAGTAATTAAAACAAGTGATAAAAGATTAGCTGATGATAATTTTATGTATAAAGATTGGTCTTTAGGTGTGTATAGTAAAGCTAGAAATTTATTAATTAAACCAGAAGAAGCATATAAATTAGAAAGTTACAAAAGAGATTCATTAACTGTTTTCCTTAGAAAGATAAGCACTTACGAACATTACAAAACTGGTGGGGGAGAAAGATCCTTTATAGACTTTGATGATATGATTGAAAGAGCAATAAAAGAAATAGATTTTCCAGCTTTAAAAGTTTTAATATTAGATGAAGCTCAAGATTGCACTCCTTTACAATGGTCGGTTATATATAAGATGGCTCACAAGGTAGACAGAATATATTTAGCAGGAGATGATGATCAAGCAATATATAAATGGAATGGAGCTGATCCTAAATATTTCACAAAATTTTTTCCTGGTCGTAAAGTAAAACTTAGAAGAACACAAAGATTTGGCGAGGCCATTCATAGATTTTCACAAGTAATCAGAAGAGGTATAAGTGATAGTGAGGAAAAAGAATATTTACCTGGTGGAACAAAAGGTTATGTCAGAGCATATTTATCATTTAAAGAAATACCTTTTGAAAATTTTAATGAGGATTGGTACATACTCGGTAGAATTAACGAAACTGTGAATGAACTTAGAATGTTAGCCAAAGATGCTGGACTGTATTACAAAGATAATAAAGGCACAAAATGTTTTGATCAGAAACAATGGGAATCAATAAAAGCTTGGACTGCAATCACAAAAGGTAAAAAAATTGATAAAAGAGCAGCTCGTAATATGTATAAATATATTAGAGAATTAGAAGATCCAGCTTATAGATTAGATAAATTTTGGAGATCTGAACCAGATTTAAGAGAGTATGATTTTCAAACTTTAAAAGAATGGTGTGGTTTAACATTAAATGATAATCAAAAAACTAAACCTTGGTATTGGATACTTAGAAGAAACTTTAAACCCAAACAAGTAAGACATTTTATTAGATTATTAAGAAGATATGGCCAAAAAGAATTAGATAAAGATCCGTTAATTACTATAGATACAATACATAGTGTTAAAGGTGGAGAAGCAAATCATGTTGTTTTATATAGCAAAGGTAATTACCCTTCAGATTATAAAAGTAAAAATAAACAAGAAAAAAGTGATGAACGCAAAGTTTGGTATACTGGTGTTACTAGAGCAAGAAAAACTTTACATTTGTTGAGAACAGACTATAAGTTTAACTATCCAATTGGACAAGACTATTTAATATATGTACAAGAAAAAAATGACAAATAAAGATATATTTGATGAAACTTTTCCTGATGACAAACAAGTTGGAGGAAGTCATTATAAACAATTTTCAATTCAACCCTGGACATTTATAAGAAAGAATAATTTAAATCCTCTTCAAGCTAATATAATTAGATATGCTTGTAGGTATTTATCTAAAGGTAAACCATTTGAAGATTTAGAAAAAATAAAACATTATTGTGATTTAGAAATAAAACATCTTAAAGATCGTTTAAATGACAACAAGAAAAAAAATTAAATGTTCAAAGTGTGATAAGGATGCAGTTATTATTGAAAACGAAATTTATTATTGTGGTCCTTGTGCTGTCAAACAGTTTATTACTAAGCTGCACAAAAGACTTCGATCTAAACCCCACAACAACTATAGTAAGGACATTAGTAAAAATAAATGAGTAATGGTTTACAACTTACATTAACTTTTAAAAAATCAATGTGGAATACTCCTATGGAATATAAGGATCTTTCTCAATATAAAGAAATAGCAATAGATTTAGAAACTAGAGATGATGGTATTAATGAAAAGCTTGGAGCTGGATGGGCATTAGGTAAAGGAAAAATTGTAGGATTTGCAGTGGCAGTAGAGGGATGGAAAGGTTATTTTCCATTTGGACATTTAGGTGGTGGTAATATGATACCTCAACAAGTTAAAAAATATATGAAAGATGTATGTGCTTTACCTAACACTAAAATTTTTCATAATGCACAATACGATGTAGGTTGGTTAGAGGCATCTGGAATCACGGTCAACGGACCTATTGTAGATACTATGATAGCTGCCGCTTTGATAGATGAAAATAGATATTCTTATTCTTTAAATGCTTTATCTGTAGATTATCTAAATGAAATAAAAGCAGAAACAGAATTAAGAGAAGCTGCTGCAGCTCACGGTATTGATCCTAAAGCAGAAATGTGGAAATTGCCAGCAGAACATGTTGGATATTATGCAGAACAAGATGCAGAACTTACTTTAAAATTATGGCAAAGATTTAAACAAGAATTAGCTTCTCAAAGTTTAACTACTGTTTGGGAAATGGAGCAGCAGTTGCTTCCGATATTAATAAAGATGCGTCAACGAGGTGTGAGAGTGCAAGTGGAAAAAGCTGCAGAACTACAAAAAGAAATGAAGAGCCAAGAGAAAGAAATACTAATGGCCATAAAAAAAGAATCAGGAATAGAAGTAGACATTTGGGCATCACGCCAGATTGCCAAAGCTTTTGACAAATTGAAACTAGAGTACCCACGAACTGAAAAAACAAAAGAACCTTCCTTTACTCAAAATTGGTTAATTAATAATAAAAACAAAATAGCACAACTTATTGTTAGTGCAAGAGAGATCAATAAATTTCACGGAACTTTTTTATCTTCTATAATGAAGTATCAAGTTAATGGAAGAATACACGGAGAGATAAACCAACTTCGAGGAGATAATGGAGGAACGGTTTCAGGAAGACTATCTATGTCCAACCCAAATTTACAACAAGTCCCAGCTAGAAACAAAGATTTTGGTCCCAAAATTCGTAGCTTATTTATACCTGAAGAAGGTTATAAATGGGGTAGTTTTGATTATTCTCAACAGGAACCTCGAATGACGGTGCACTATGCTGCATCAATTGGAGATGGGTATGAGGGTTCAAATGAATTAGTAGAAGCTTACCAAAATGCTAGTGCAGATTTTCATCAAACAGTTGCAGATCTTGTAGGTATTGAAAGAACCCAGGCAAAAACTATAGGCTTAGGTTTAATGTATGGTATGGGTAAACAAAAATTAGCCATTTCTTTAGGTGTGTCAAAGGACGAAGCAGATGAATTAATAATTAAGTATAATAAAAAAGTTCCTTTTGTTAAAAAACTTTCAGATAGGTGTAAATATGCAGCAGATGAAAAGGGTGTGATAAGAACAAAAAAAGGTAGAAAATGTAGATTCGATATGTGGGAGACTAGAGATTTTGGTTTACATGTTGCTGAAAAGTATGAGGATGCAGTTGCAAAATATGGTAAAGACAACATTAAAAGAGCCTATACATACAAAGCTTTAAATAGATTAATACAAGGATCTTCAGCAGATCAAACAAAACAATCAATGTTAGATTGTTATGATGCTGGTCATTTACCGATGTTACAAATTCACGATGAATTATGTTTTAATGTTAAAGATGAAAACCACGCAAAAGAAATTCAAAAAATTATGGAAAATGCAATAGAGTTTAAAGTACCAAGTGTTGTAGATTATGGTATTGGAGAAAGTTGGGGAGATGCAAAATAAAAATCTACCACACAAAAATCAAGATATGATTGCATATGCAGCTGGATTATTTGATGGAGAAGGTAATGTGAATTATAAACAATATAATGCTAAAAATTCTTTAGGTAAGATTTATAAAAAATGGAATGTAGCTATGGAAATAGCTATGACTGATTTAAATTGTATCAAAAATTTTTACGATATTGTAAAAGTTGGGTCAATACATTTTAAGGGTATTGGAAAAGGATCTTTGGGTAAGAAAGATCAATGGAGATGGAGATGTTCACACCAAAAAGCATTACATCTTGCTAAATTGTTTTTACCTTATGCTGTTGCTAAGAGAGAAAAATTATTTAAGATTATAAATCATTATGAGTTTAAAAAGCCGACAGAAGCCCTAAGTAAAAAGTTTCCTTTTATAAAATTCAAAAAAAATTAACCAGCTCTAGCTAAATTTTCTTGTACATCTTGATATTTGATCGCATTTCTTTTTGATCTAATATCTCTTTCAGTTTTAAGCATATCAACTGTACAAAGACCATTTGTCATAAGATCAGCTGACCACTTATTTTCAAGTTCTTGAAGTTCTTTCAACAACTTTATTTTTTCAGGACTCATTTCAGTTCCTCATAAGTTATGTGAACCCTTTTAGTAAAGTTGAAACCATTTTCAGTTACTTTAACTTCGCCTTGGTCCACTTTTTCCGACACCTTTAAAATCGCTGCAGTGCTTGTGGCAGCATCAACTATAGTGTCTACTTGCTGTCCTCCCACAAAAGCCTTGATACGATAAGCCGTCATAAGATATTATAAGATATTTTGAAAGATTCGTCAACATTATAGCCTTCAGGGTCAATGGCTATACAATGTACCTCATAGTAGTCCATAAACCCCTCTAATTCTTCGATCTTTGATTTACTTGACCTACCGAACTCTAAAGCTTTTTCTCTGCATTTGGTGGCATCTGAGAGGTTATCTACAAGATATTGTGTGCATTGAGTGCCAGTATCATGGAAATTCCAACACATACTACCTAATAAAATAAATTTTAAAATCATATAGAATTTGTTTTTCTACATTGAAAAGTTGAGTAGATTTTAAATTCGTTGACTCTATCACTACCAATTTCCTCTATTTTTTCAATAGCTTTTTTATAACCATCCAATTGACAGTTGTATAAATCATTATAAATTATTGGAAATGTATATGGGGTTGTACAAACACCATCAAGTATTGAACATAGGGTTATAGTTAAAATATATTTCATAAATAGTTTGACTTTTCTTTCTATCCCATATATTTAAGAGTTTATGAAAAACAAAAAGAGTAAAAGTCTTATACTCGATAATATCATGGCCGAAGTAGATGAACAATTATCACTAATACCATCTAATGATTTTGATGGTTCTCCTATTGAGGACTCATTACATATGGATATGTATGTTGATAGCATTGCTGGTATTCATTTTACAGACGGTATAGGACGAAAACATTATCCATTTAACAAAACCATTGCGACAATTTTAATTGAAGATGAATTAAAAGGTCGTTATGAAGAACCAACAGAGGAGGACAAAAATGGCAAATGAACAACTACCTATTGGACAACAACCAGAAGGCAACTTAGATCCTATGGGTAAACTAGAAGCAGCTATGAAACGTTTATTAAACAATATTAATAAACTTCAAGAAAACATAAAAAAACTTAAAGCTGAAAACGAAAAATTAAAAGAGGCTTTGGGCATCACAGAAATAGAAGAGCCTTTAATTTTAAAACCTGAATGGGAGGCTAAAGATGGATATAAGTAAATGGAAATCAGTAGCAATAAAAAAAACAGATTACGATTTGTTAAAAGGTTTATGTAAAGAAAAGTTTAGAGCTCCCGGTGCAATGATCTCAAAAATTTTAAGTGATTATGTAGATCATCAAGCTAGAAAAAATAAAGTTTCTAATGCAGTGTTTCGTGCCAAACTTTTAAATGGAGAAACAAATGTCGGATCCAAAAAAAATAAAAGCTAAGGAGTTTTTTACAATAGAGTTAGATCATCAGACTAATAGCATAACTTTATATGTTAATGGCGAAATAAGAAATAAAATACATACGATCAAAGCAGAACCGTTATTTGATCGTATGTTAAAAATAGCAAAACAAAAATTCTTAAAAATGAGAGCACATATTGAAGAACAAACTAAAAGTAATTGATTTATTTAGTGGCATAGGGGGCTTTAGTTTAGGGCTTCACTCTACTGGAATATTTGATACAGTAAAGTTTGTAGAGTTTGATAAATTTTGCCAGAAAGTTTTACAAAAAAATTTTCCTGGTGTACCAATTGAAGGAGATATAAGAAATGTCAAAGGACAAGAATTCGAAGCAGATGTCATTACTGGAGGATTTCCCTGCCAACCATTCAGTGTTGCAGGAAGACAAAAAGGAACAAACGACAACCGTTATCTCTGGCCAGAAATGTTTAGACTCATTAAAGAAATTAAACCAGAGTTCGTTATTGGGGAGAATGTGCAAGGCCTTGTTAACCTCCAAAACGGCATGGTACTCAGACAGGTGCAAGAC